CAGGTTTATTGTTGGATTTAATACGTTTTATTTTAATGGTACCGTAGCTGCGGCAAAAATAGCTTTAGAAGGCGTACCTATTTTAACAGACCCGGAATTACGGCAAGTCCCTAATTTAGTGCCTATTGCTGCTGGTGCCAGCACATTTTATCCATACCTCAAACTCTAAGGAATTCCTATGCAAATCACAAAACCAGAACAAGCAGAAATACGTAAGGTCCTAGAAATGGGGCAAGCTACTACACTATCTCTTGCAGATATGTTAAAGATTGTTAGAAACTATAGATTAAAAGAATCTGACTGGACACAGCTACCTGACGTAAACTTACCTAACTTACAAGAGTGGGTTACTTATCGACAAGCACTGCGTGATATAACCAAGCAGTCAACTTTTCCACAAACAGTGGTGTGGCCCGTGCAACCACAATAATTTAAAAACACATGTTTTGGATACTAGAAATTTTTCCAAATTGGATCTGGTGGGTGTTATTAACAGCTGGTTTATTCAGCTATTTTTTATCACACTTAATTCCACTAAAAACTTACCAATTGCCAATTAAAATTGCAGGCGGTACGACGGTAGCTGTAGTAATTTTTATACTAGGACTCTTATACGCCAATGGCGTATGGCAGCAGGCGGCTCAAGAATTACAAGCCAAAGTTGCCATAGCCGAAGCAAAGTCGCAGGTGGTAAATGAAGTTATAAAAGAACGCGTAGTTACCAAAACTCAAGTTGTCAAGCAACGAGGCGAAGCCACTGTGGAATACATCACACGCGAAGTCGTCAAACACAACGCCGGTTGCACAATACCACCAGAATTTATTAATGCACACAATCGTGCAGCAGAAACACCGCCATGAAATTAGGTTTACTACTAACTACCATATTACTAGCAGGGTGTACAACTGTGGTGCCTGTTACACAATCATGGCCAGAACCACCAGGTGTGTTAGCACAACAACCTTGCCCGCTGCTGGAAAAATTACAGCCTGATGCCAAGCTGTCTGATGTTGCCAACACTGTGGTAAAAAATTACACAGAGTACTATACGTGTGCTATTAAACTAGAAGCTTGGCAGCGTTGGTACACCGAGCAGCAAGTTATACACAAAGGATTGAAATGACTGAACTAACGCTACAGCAATTGCAGCAACTTATTCCACGTAATCCGTATGTTCGTCAGTGGCACGGTGCCCTTGCACAGCTACTACCAGACTACGAGATCAATACGCCACAACGTATTGCTGCTTTTGTTGCACAGTGTGCACACGAGTCCGGGAACTTTACCGCACTGCGCGAAAATTTAAACTATCGTTGGCAAACACTGCGTAAGATTTTCCCCAAGTATTTTCCCACAGATGAACTAGCACAGCAGTATGCCGCAATGCCCAACAAGCAGCAGGCAATTGCTAACCTGGTATATGCAAACCGCATGGGCAATGGACCACCAGAATCTGGTGACGGATATCGCTTTGCAGGCAAGGGCTTAATTCAGCTAACCGGCAAAGACAACTACACTTGGTTTGCAGCATCGCTGGAAATTAGTGTAGAGGAAGCGGCCGAGTACTTGGAAACATTTGAAGGTGCTGCGCAAAGTGCTTGCTGGTTTTGGGAAACAAACAAACTCAATCAGTGGGCCGACAAAGGCGATATCCTTACACTAACCAAGCGTATCAACGGCGGCACTATTGGCCTAGACGACCGCATCAAACACTATAACCATGCACTACATGTGCTAGGAGCCTAAGTTGCAGCTTTCTAAATATTTGTTACCACTTGTGCTCGCATTACAAGTTGGTTTAACTAATGCACAGCAGTTGGTAACACAACCAACTACTGAAACCAATAATCAACTAGTTACTAATAGTTTAGTAACTACTAAATCTGATGCTACCACAACAGTTAAGTCACCACCAGCGTCGGCAATATCACCTACAATAAATACCTCTAACACGGACTTGTGTACAGTGGGCGTTGCTGGTGCTGTACAAACTCAGATCCTGGGTATTAGTGCTGGCAGTACTGTTCGTGACATGAACTGTGAACGACTAAAGCTATCCAAAACACTATACGACATGGGTATGAAAGTAGCTGCTGTTAGCGCACTGTGTCAAGATCGACGTGTGTTTGATGCCATGATGCAAGCCGGCACACCTTGTCCATATGACGGAACAATCGGTGCCGAGGCTAAGGCGGCTTGGAAAGCCAATGAGTCGGAACAACCTGATCGTACCAAAAAATCCAAGGAACTAAGCAGTGAAACTAAAACACTTTTTGGCGGCGGTGCTATTCTTAGTTTGCTGCTCTTACTCTTACTCTGAAGTAGTACGAGGCCAAACCCCAAATGCTGCAGCCAGTGGGCTGGCCTGGACCATGAACAACATACTTCCAAAGTACACAGGCCTGTCCGTTAATGCAGTTAACTATCAGTATACTGCACAAAAACAAACCCAAGACAGTTTTGTGGTAGGTGTGCAAAACTTGTCTGCAACCGGCACTGGCTATGTTTTCAGAAGTCAAGATGATTGGACAGGCTTGCCAGGCAATACTATAACAAAAACTGTGCCGGTAGCTAACATACCTGGAAAACAGTGGGGTCCTGGTGAGATTGCCACCAGTGGAACAGGCAGGGTTGTTGACTACAGCGTATTCTACAGCTATACTTACGATACTTGCAGTGCGCAAGTTGTCACAGACCCAGCTTGTCCCAACTACAAGTCGCCTAGCACATTTGGCTACAGTGAAGACGAGTTTGTTGTGCAAGGCTACCAAACCAAACAGTATGTACCAGATCCACAACAACAAGAAAACTCAGAAAAGTTTATGTTGGCCAATGCCAACACAGGCTTAACTGCAAAATCAACCAACACAGCTCGTAATGCGCTGTTAACAGCACAAGCTACAGGATTGGCTCAGTCCTTGTTAGCTTTAAATAACATACCAGGTATTAGGGCGTATAGCCAGCAAATACCTGGAGGCGTGTACAAAGACGTACTCGAGTACGCAGATAAAAAGTTACCAGATAGCAGTAATAGTCGTAGACTTAACCTGAGCCAACAACGTCTGCACAATCAACTAGTTGATTTGCAGTATATGATTAAAAAGTAAGGAATTAACATGATTAAAAAACTTATCCTGGCAGCTGCACTAACACTGGGTTTTACTGCTGGTGCAACTGAAGTACCTATTCGTGGAGTGGTTACCTCAAAATGTATTATTAACGTAGATACTCCAGGTATTTACGGTAACCCAACACCAGAAGTACTTAGTACATTTGCCGCTGACGGCGGCCGACCTGCTGTTGTACGTTATGACGTAATTCAAGCAGGCTACTACAAAGCAGTTATTACTACACCAGATAACTTTACTACTTCTCCTACGTTAGCAGACTCAGTAACCTGGTCTAGCAATGTTGATGTAAGTAAAGTTACAAATGCTGCTATGTCTGCTTATACAACATCCAAACGTGTGTACAACGGTAACATGACTGAGATTAACTTAACAGTACAAGGCACTGTTTGGTTTTCTGCTACTTCAAAAGCTGAATATGGTTTTGGCAAATCATTTCCAATGGGCGAATACAAATCAGTTGTGTTAGCACAATGTATTGCACTATAACCTATGCACAAACTAGTAAAGAGCCTAGTATTTAGCCTATGCTTGCTTGGTGTGCCTGTTATGGCACACCAATTTACACCTACCTACCCTAAGTTTGGTGTTTCTTTTGTAGACGGAGTACTTAGTACTCGAATGGAACTTTTTAACAAACGCCAAGACGTTGAGTACTATGAACTAGATGTTTATGACGCAGATTGGAAACCATTGCCTTTTGCTACTGAAAACAAGTTGATAGGCATCCGGTATCTTGAAACAAAACCTGTGAACGTGTACATTAAAGCCCAAGATTTATCTCGCATAGTCTATATCTGCACTGAGTCTAGAATGCGTAAACAAGACGCAAAGGACACAGTGATTTCATCAAAAATATGTTCTAAGGTTAAATAATGCTTAGATTAGTATGTTGTGCACTACTCTTTGGTTTGTGGGTGCCTGCGTTTGCTCAAAATAACTCACTTAACCTAGCACTACCAGGTGCAACAGGCAGCTATCAATCCGATAGTTTTCGTGCTGACGGCCTGGACTGTTCTATGGCAATAGGCAGTGCCACAAACTTGGAATTTGGTGTAATAGGTGTTATTAACCGAGCGCCTACAACAGTAACAACCGATTTAAATATGCAACAACGTGATGTTGGTGTATATGGTAGAATTACAATACCAATAGGTGCACCCAAAACTCGCCTAGACTGTAACGAACTATATCAGTTAGAGTTAAAAAAGAAGCGTATGGAAGTTCAAAAGTTAGAACGCGAGTTGCAAAACTTGCGAGCACTAAAGTTTGAGAACGTGGTTAACAAATAAAGGATATTATGTCCACAGATTTAAACAAAAAAGTAGATGAGCTAGAATCTGCTACCAAAAAATACGCCAGCAAAGACACTGTTATTAGTATTGGTGGCTATGAGTTTACACCAGCTAAACTAATGGTAGCCTTTACACTGGTAAGCTCGCTGCTGGGCGGTCTTTATGGAGCTTTTGAAGTCTACAAAGACTACCAAGGCATGAAAAAGAAAATAGCCGAATATGTTAGTCCTGACTTGTCACAGTTTGACAAGCGCCTGGCTGTTATTGAAGAAAACTCCTCAAAAACAACAGACTATACTCGTGATATAAAAACTGACCTAAAACAAGATATTCGCCGCAATGAGTCAGTAACTGAAC